TCCGAGGAAAACGTCAACAGTTCCCAAATGGTCTTGCCGTAGTTGGCAATCCCAATGGGCCCAAGTGCGGCGGAGCCGGCAGAAGTCGGGTCCATCGTGGTCTGCAAAATGTTGTCGTCATCGTTGGTGGCGTCATCGACACCAAAGAGGCCAACTTTGATCGTGGACGTCGTGGTGCCCAGGTCATCAAAATGCAGCTTGGAAAGGCTCGTAATGATACGCGCATTCGCCGGCAAACGGGCCAGGTCATAGGTGGAGGCGATTGAGGCCCCCGCCGTCACTTCAACGGTATCACAAGCGAACCGGATACGTCCGCCAAGCAGCCCAACAGGGGCAGCCTTGCGAGGCGTACTGTTGGCGATCAACGTCATCACCTTCGAGCCGTATAGGTTTTCGGTAGCCATGAGCTATTCTCCCTTCCGGCTAAATGTCATCATCGCAAGCGATCTCGACGACCTTTTCGTCTTCGATGCGGGTAGCACCGACGGCCTGCTCAAGATAGACTTGCGTTGAATAACTCTTATCGGCACGTTCGCCGACACGGACCACGATCTCTTCACCCATGGCCAGGCCCATACCGGACATGCACCACAAGGGGCAGGCTCGGATAGTTCCGGTAAGAATGTTGAGACGCTCGCTCAGGATGAAGGTGATCCCCATCCAGGTTGAGACGTTGCCTTCAACCAAAGCCTTCACGGTGTTGTAATCCGCCGAAACAACTTCAGTGGTTAGCAACAGGTTCGTGAGCTGTTTGGCCGAGATCGCCATATACATGGCATTCATGGGATCATCGAGGTCAACATCGTTGCCCCGCAAGATCTCAAGACCCTCGATCAATTTGGCTTTAGTCAAGCCCGCGGACCCTTCAGCAATCTTCTGGGCGGCAGGCAACACCACCGCAGTGGCGGCGTCATCTTCGTCCATGCTGTAAGAGCTGCCCGTTAGAGCGGTGATGATTTCATCATCCTGGGCTCGCCCCATTGCGTACCCGGCGTTGACGGCGTAGGCCCCTTCGGGGTCAGCCAGTAACCGAATGCGATCAGGGTTATCAATCAGATCCGCCCAGTTGTAGTCGTTCATTGTGATCCGACGCCGACTGTGCGGAGTGTTGACCTGCGGGGTATCCTGGTGACGACTGGTCCGCAATTGGGCCGTGGTCGCACCAATCCGCTCATAGTATCCGGCCTTGCCCTGAAGAAAGTCGGGGTCGGTACGGACGCCTCTGCGGAGTTTGGAACCTCGCTGTTGCGAGAGGATAATGTAGTTGTCCTTGAACTGTTGGACAAAGGCTACAGGGATTTCTAGGGACATATCGTGCTCCCAATGAAGGTTTCAATTAAGAAGTTTCATCGGTGTGAGCTACCTGGATAATTCCAGACCCTGCCTTGCCGGTTGTGCCGGCCAGTCATCCGTCTTACCGGATGTAGCGGACCCATTTAGAGCTACCCGCTTAACGGACCCCAGAGGAGCTACCCATTGGCGGGCATCTTTGACGATGTTGCGGTGCACTGTCAACAGTAAAAAAATGGCCCTGGATTTCGGGGTCCAGGGCCATCCTTTAAATCTCCCAGGCCAGGGAGGGTGTGTCAGAACGTCTCTTACGCTATATCTTGCTTCCCCGTCAAGACGTAGTTGGCATACTGCACTGCAACATTAAACGGATTTAAAACGCCAACCTTGCTGGAATTTGTGACGGCAATCTCCAAACAACGGAGCCTAATCCATTGTTCGCGAGGCATGGGAGGGATCGCCGCATGGATGATATCCTTCGCCGGGGCGGCCCTCGCCACCTTGCCCTTGCCGGCCATTAGGCGCCCCCGGTTTCATTGGCTTTGTTCTGAAGATCGATCATCTTCGTGGTCAGCGCCATCATATCATCCACAGCCTGGGCATGGCCTGGATTTTGCTTATTCCGGTAAGCACTCTCCGGGTCATTCATGATTACGGCTCGCTGATCCTGAATATCCTTCAAGGTCTCGCCGCCGCCACCACCGCCGCCGCCGCCCTTGTCGTCGGTGTTGTTATCTTCGCTCGCACCCTTGCCAATGTCTGCCATGGCTTTGGCGAAACCCGCATTTCCTAACGCCATGTTAAAAACCTTTTCTGCCTGATCTTCGGGGAAATATGTCGAGATAGCCTTATCAATCAAGGCTGAGTTTTGGGCGAACTTATCGCCCCACTCTGTCGCCAGAGCCTCGCCAGCAGCATTGCGTTCACGAAGGGTAGCCTCGCCGGTAGCCTTCGTGTCGCTCAAGGTATTTTCCACGAAGTACCCCATAATATCCTGGGCGTGTTTCGCGGAGATCCCTTTGCCGTGGGCGAAAGCTGCAAAGCCGCTGTTTAGATGATCGGGGATTTTGAAGCCTTCTGGCGTGCCCTCCGGCAGCTTCAAATTATAATCCTCGGGCTTCTCGGGCCGACCGAGCTTGCCATAGAAGCTCGCCTTCTCCAGATCCGTAGCGTCTTCGCCAGGGACAAAGATCGCACCCTCAAGTTTTTTGCCATGCTCACCAATCAAGGTCTGACCAGAGATGTACGATTTGGCTAAGCCACTCCAATCCTTGATATCCGCCAAGGCGGAATTATCGCGGATGTCTTCGTCTAATAGTTCAAGATGTTCGGGGTCCAACTGCCTACTCCTCTGTGTCTCGGGCTATATGAATTTTCTCGCCCGGTAAACCTACTCGCCGGCCGATATGTTCCGCAATGAGATCTCGCGCGCCTACTCTATAGGCAAGTTCGAGAGCGTCCATCCCTGGCCTGTAGAGAGACTTCCCGTCGAGGAACTCCATCTCGAGATCCTCCAATACAATGCGACCATCAGCCGTGGAGAAGACCCGTTTATAGGCGCTCTTGATTTGAGCCAGGGTCAACTTGTTCCGCTTGATGATCTTAGGTTTTGCTGCCATTACGCTGCCTCTGCTATCCTCGCCGCTGAGCCGGCAGTTGCGATCTCAGTTCCGATCTCAGCCCCTTGTTGGGCCTCGCTCATTGCCTGCTGTTGGCGCTGGGCTTCCGCACGATCATCCCGGATCTTCTTGACCATATCCACCGTCCGAAGGAACGGCTCCGGTTGTTCGGAATGCTTGTGGATCCAATCCATAACGGCGTCGAAGTCCACCTTATCCAACGCCTCTGGGTGCATTTGCGCTACCGCAGCCACACTCTCCAACCATCGCAATGTGCCGGAGATCTCTTGCTGCTTCTGTGCACGGGATAGCGGGCCGACATAGGAAATGCTCAATTCTTGACTGGTCAGAGCCTCCTGCAATTGTCGGGGCATCTCAGGCAACTTGCCCGCCCGCCACAGCAAGTTAAAGCCACGCCCGATAATGGGATTGAGCATCTCAAATTCGAGACGGCCCAGGATCGGTCCCAGGATCCGCTGCATCAGATCAAACCGAACCTGCACCTCGGTTGCCGTCATAGTGCTGTTGGTCGGCAACTCTAGCTGATCAGCGAAGAACGCATCCCGGATGGATTTCCGATATTCATCCAATTTAATCCGGTTAACATCGAACCTCGCCTTTGTTTCAAAAGCTCTTACCGATTTGTCGATGTCCCTAACGGTGTTGCCCTTGCCAGGGCGCATATCCAGGCGACCACCAACAACACCGTCCTCCTCCATTAACAAAGGAGGATCAATAGCTTTTGCCCAAGCGTTTAGCTCGAGGCGGGTAGCCTCATTTAGAACCTGTACGTCTGGTAGCGCGGTATCACCTGGACCTCGGCCCCAGGTCTCTCCGCTGGACTGTGACCAGCGAGGAACCGCACACGGGAACTCCTCGTATCCGCCCACCTTCGACATAATCCTCGTGTCATACTCAATATGAGCAGACAGGAAAGGCATACCTGCCGGGACCGGCTGGACGTCAAAATCTTCGGCTGGACCAATGACTTGAATGAACTGGAATTTCTTTGCCGGGTCTTTCAAGGCAGCCACCTTCAGTTGGCTTGAGACCTTGTCCATCCCGTATTTTTTGATAGCCTGCCGGCCCGTGTACCAACGGGTTAGGTAGACGGTATCCACCAGACCATTGCTGCTTTCCATGACAACATAGTCTTGGATGCTGAATGTTGTGAAAACCAGGTTCTTTAGGGCTTGTCCCTCACCATCACCCTCTTGCAATATGCAGGCAGTGCCCATGGACGTAATGTCCATATAGGTTTCGTGTATCTGGGTATGGAAGTTTCCAGAATTGAAAGCCTTCCACAGTATCTCCGCGCTATCATCGAAGAACTTCCGGACCTCTTTGATCTGGTCCAGTTTCTCGTCACCGCTGGTAAACCCGAACCATTGCACCGCTGAGCTGGACATCGTTCCATGCAAGGCCGCCGACAAGACGCCGTGGGCGTGTTGAGCGGTGGAGGAGTATCGCTTTTGATTACGTTTAGCGCCTCTCTCCTTTTTATTTGTGATGGTGTTCTTTCGCGGCATAATATGATCCGCGATCTGTTGCCAGCTTTGCTTGAAC